GCTTTTGCTGATGGTAAGATTATCAAAGATAATTTTGAAAAATCAGTTGGGCAAGTTAGAGGTTTAGTTCTAGCTAAAGAAATAGTACGAGAAACTGCTAAAAACATAGAGGAACTAGATGACTAACACAACATTTAAACTAGAAGAGGTAGAATTAAAAAACGATAACTACCCAAGACCAACAGGTCACAGAATTTTAATCAAAACTTTAGATATAGCCAACAAGACTAACATGGGTATCTACTTACCCAGCAAGTCAATCGAAGACCACAGGGCTATAGCATCTATAGGTAAAGTCATAGAAGTAGGCGGAGACGCATACAAGAGAGAAGACATGACACAACCTTGGTGTAAAGTTGGAGATTACGTCATGTTCGGAAAATATGCTGGACACCGTTTTAAATACGGTCAAGCAGAATTACGAATCATGAACGATGACGAGATTCTGGGCACAGTCCCAGATGTAAGTGAAATAAGTTAATTTCACTTTTATCAACTAGCTACATTTTTGTAGCGTACAATCCTTAGGAGAAACCTATGCAAGTATTACACGATACTTCGGATAAAGAAAAAAAGCCGATGAAAATAGTTCCTGAAGGGAATACTGAAAAAATGGAAGAACTCAATACTGAAGAAGCTATTGAGACCATGGAAGCGATAGACCCAGAAGAAACTATAGACGCTGCTGATGAAAATCAAGAAGCGGTAGAGGAAGAAGTCGAAGAACCTCAAGAGGAAGCAGAAGAAGAAAAAGAAGCTGCACCGAAAAAAAAATCAAGACTTCAAAGAAGAATAGACGAACTGGTTAGAGAGCGTTCAGCAGAGCGAGAAGAAAAAGCAAGACTGGCTGCTCAAATTGCTAATCTAGAAAAAGAAGTACAAAGAAAAAATACTCTTAATACAGATTACAACACACTCCAGCAAGACTATTTTGAAAATCAGATTAAATCTGCAAATAAAACTTTAGAAGCTGCTAGAAGTGCTTATAGAAGTGCTAAAGAAACTGGCAATACGGATGAAGAAATAAAAATTGCAGAGGAGATAGCTGACGCAAAGTTTGAGTTGAAAGACTTGGAGCGACAAAAACATTTGTTTGATAGAAAGCAGAAAACAACTGCACAACAACCCGAACAAGTGCAACAACCCGCACCAACACAACAACCGCAACCACAACAGCAAGTTCAGCCTGACCCAAGAGCACTTCAGTGGGCACAAGTTAACACTTGGTTTGGACAGGATGCAGCTAAAACGGGAGCGGCATACGCAATCGATGCTCAGTTAAAAATGGAAGGGTATGACCCCTCATCAGAGGAATACTATTCCGAATTAGACAGGCAGTTAAGTGTGGCTTTTCCAGATATGAAGAAGAGCACAGCTAAACCCAAGCAAGTCGTAGCGAGTGTATCTCGTGCACCATCCTCACCTAATAACAAAGTATCTTTGAGTAATAGTCAAATGGCAATGGCTAGAAAATTAGGTGTGCCCTTAGAAGAATATGCCAAATTTGTTAGGAATGCAAATGACCAATAAAAATATATCGTCTGATGTGAAAAGTTCTAGAACACATCAGAAACGCAAAGTAACTTACACACCTCCTTCATATCTAGATGCTCCAAAGCCAAATGATGACGGCATTAAATATCGCTGGCTGCGAGTGAGTATGGGTGGGGAGGATGATGCCCGAAACATAGCCAAGAAAAAACGTGAAGGTTATGAGTTCGTTAGAAAAGAAGAACACCCCGATTTTGATGTCCCCGTACATGAGTCAGGAAAGTACGCTGGAGTGATTGGTTCTGGAGATTTAGTTCTCGCTAAGATACCAGTTGAAATGGCAGAGGCAAAGAATGAGTATTATCAAAAGAGAACTCAAAGCCAAACCGATGCTGTGGATGCTGATATTTTAAAGGAACAACATCCTTCGATGCCAGTAACACAACAGCGTAAAAGTTCTGTTTCCTTCGGTAAGAAGAAACAGGCAGACGACTAATATTTAGTATGGGGTTGTTTATTAACTTTAATTTATCATAGGAGATGAAAACATGGCAAATGTAGATGCTGCTTTCGGAGCAAGACCTGTCAGACATCTTACTGGTGGGCAAATTAGAACTAACGAATACAAAATAGCATCTGAGACATCATCAAATATTTTTACTGGTGATTTCGTAAAACTACTAGCAACAGGTTACATTGACGTAGCCGCAGCTGGTAACAGAATCTTAGGAGTATTCGCAGGTTGTCAATATACCGCCACAGATGGGGAAGTAAAATTCGCAAGATATTTCCCAACAGGTACAGCTACACAAGGTGGTGGCGATGTCACCGCTTACATTTATGACGACCCCAATATAGTTTATGCAATTCAATCAGCAGGTTCTGCTGACTTTGCAGACATTGGAAACTTAGCAGACCACGTTGCTGGTACAGGCGATACTAGCACAGGACAATCAAAGTTTGAGATTTCAGGTACAACTGGAACTGGAACTGCAGGAATGAGAATCCTTGGTCTATATGAAACACCAAAGAACGCTTTCGGTACAAACGGTATCCTTGAGGCTACAATTCATGAGCATGAATTGAACCAACACATTGATGCTGACGGTACTGTGGGTGTATAAGGTAAAGGAGAATAAAACATGGCTGTTATTTCAAGAAGTCAACTCGTAAAAGAGTTGGAACCAGGTCTCCACGCCTTATTTGGTTTGGAGTACAAGCGTTGGGAACGTGAACACGCAGAAATCTTTACTGAAGAAACATCAGATAGAGCATTCGAAGAAGAAACACTATTGACAGGATTTGGTGCTGCACCAACAAAGTCAGAGGGTTCTTCTGTAGAATTTGATACTGCTGCTGAACAGTGGACTGCAAGATATGTGCATGAAACAATTGCACTAGCTTTTGCAATCACTGAAGAAGCAGTAGAGGATAACCTCTATGATACTCTTTCAAAGAGATATACTGCAGCATTAGCACGTTCTATGGCTTACACAAAACAGGTGAAAGCTGCTAACGTACTAAACAATGCATTTAACTCTAGCTTTACAGGTGGAGATGGTAAAGAGCTTTGTGCTACTGACCACCCAACCCTAATGGCTGGAACACAATCTAACGAACCTTCAACTGCTGCTGATTTATCTGAATCATCACTAGAAAACGCAATTATTCAAATTGGCGGTTTCGCAGATGACAGAGACATCCCAGTAGCTGTGCAGGCTCGTAAGTTAGTTATACCAAAAGACTTAGCATTCACTGCTCAAAGAATTTTGAAGAGTGATTTAAGAGTTGGTACAGCAGATAACGACACAAACGCATTAAGAACTATGGGTATGCTCCCAGAGGGTTATGTAGTAAACCACTACTTAACTGATACTGATGCGTTCTTTATCTTAACTGACTTAACAAACACAGGTCTAAAAATGTTCCAAAGAAGACCACTGAAGACTTCAATGGAGCCAGACTTTGAAACAGGAAATATGCGATTCAAAGCATCTGAAAGATATTCTTTCGGATTCTCTGACTGGAGATGTATCTTCGGCTCACCAGGAGCATAAAGTACGCAATAAGGGGGGTTATCCCCCCTTATCCTTATTAACAAGTTACATAGACTGCAACAGCAGACGATATAGAGACTATGTAACGAGGTCTATATAACCAAGGAGGTTTAAAATGGCTAATACAACTTTTTCAGGTCCAGTTCGCTCAGAGGGCGGATTTAATGTAGTCAATAAAAATGCTACATCTGGAGCAATCACAGAGACAGGTTTCTCTGTAAACTCAACTGGTCAACTAGTTTCTATGGGAACTAGAAAGATTCAATCTTTTGCTGGTACTCTAGCAGCTACAAACGCAGCGGCAACTGCTTACGCAGATAATGACTGCCTAGTAGAGTTAGGTACTCTTAATGTAGATGCACCAGATGGTTTAGTTACACCATCAAAGATTTTTATTCACAGAGCTTTGATTGGTATTACAACTGCTGCAGGACAAACACTTGCAGGTAACTTAGCACTTAGTTCTACTTCTGGAACAGCAACTAACGCAGCTGTATCGGGAACAGAAATTGTGGGTGCTGGTGTAACATCATTTAATGAACAGTTAAGTGCTACACAATCTATTACTGAGATAGATATCAACTTTAATAACAGTGCTGGTAATTATCACATTTTTGTTCCAAACGTAACTGCAGCGGTTGCAAACATACATCTGTATGCTAGAGCAACAACTACAGTCAACGCTGATATTACTGCAGGTAGATTTACAGTCGAGTTAGAATACTCAGTATATTAAAATGTACATTTATAAATACATAGCTTTGCTCCTCTTCATTGTGAGGAGCGAGGCTAAAATGATTTTAGGAGGTAGAAGATGGCAGATGCAGTAACATCCCAAACTATTGGAGATGAAGTTGGTGCAAAGAATATATTAGTAAAGTTAACTAACATTTCTGACGGCACAGGCGAAAGCACAGTTACTAAGGTTGACGTTTCTGCTCTTGCAAAAGATAGCAACGGTGAGTCTTGCTCAAGAGTGGCAGTGCAGGAAATCTATTATGATATATTTGGAATGCGTGTAGACCTATTGTGGAATGCAACATCTAATGTAGTTTGTAAAACACTAGGTGCTAATGGTGCTTTAACTTCACAAGGTTACATGGACTTTAGAGATTTTGGTGGTATTACAAACAACGCTGGGTCTGGTGTTAATGGAGATTTACTCCTAACAACAACAGGTCACACCAATGGAGACCACTACACAATTATTTTAAAATTAAGCAAAACATACTAGGATAAACAATGGCAACATCAGGAACCCGTACCTTTACATTAGCAGTAGACGAAATCGTAGAAGAAGCATTCTCCAGAATTGGAGGAGAACCTCAGACTGGTAAAGAAGCACAGCAAGGTAGAAGAGCCTTAAACCTTTTGTTGCAGGAGTGGCTGAACAGAAGCGTGCAGTTATGGACTGTTTCACCAGCCTCTCAGAGTTTAACAGCAAACACAGCTAGTTATACTTTAAATTCTTATACTGTTGACATAGAAGAAGCCGTTATCAGAAAAACAAACTCAGATAACACCGTGACTGATTTTGAGTTAGAGAGAATAAGCAGAGATGATTATCTCAATATTCCTAACAAGTCAGATACAGGTAGACCGAGCCAGTATTTCTTAGATAAGCAGTTAACCCCTGTTGTCTTCTTGTATCCAACACCCGATGACTCTACAGATGTTTTAAGGTTTAACGAAAGAAAGAAAATAGAGGATATCACCGCTGCAACAGAAAATGTAGACATCCCAGACAGATTTCTACCCTGTGCAATTAGCGGATTAGCTTACTATTTAGCTCTTAAAAGACCTCAGATTGAAATACAAAGACGACAAGAATTAAAGGTTTTGTATGAAGAAGAGTTTAACAGAGCAATGCAGGATAATAGAGAAAAGGTTGACTTAATCATCAAACCTGATTTAAGATACAGAATATGAAATACGCAACTGGTAAATATGCAAAAGCAATATCAGATAGAAGTGGGATGGCTTATCCCTACAAAGAAATGCGTAAGGAGTGGAATGGCTCTTTTGTTCATCAATCAGAATTTGAAGAAAAACATCCTCAGTTAGAACCTAGAAAACACAAACCCGATGCACAGGCTTTAAAAGATGCAAGCCCGCAAAGAAAACTGGGCACCGCAGATAAACTAGAAAACGGAACAGTATCTGGTTTATTAGCAACATTGGGAGTAACAAGTGCAGACAGAAAGATAGTGGGAACATTTACATCAGCAAACGCATCCCCACTGGCAACAGCCTTAACTTTATCTGCAAGTTTAGGTTCAGAAAGTGTAAGTGTCTCGTAAAGTAAACTTATTTGTAGCCACCCCTTGCTACGGAAGTATGCTAACGGAAGACTATTTTCACAGTATACTGGACTTACAAAACTTTTGTCGTGAAGAGGAAATAGGTTTAAATATACAAACTCTAGGACAAGAGTCTCTCGTTACCAGAGCAAGAAACACTCTGGTGGCAAATTTTTTAGACAACGATAGTTTTACTCATTTGTTGTTTATCGATGCGGATATTGGATTTGATGCAAAATCTTTAAAAAGATTTTTAGAATACGACCAAGAGGTATTGTGTGCACCCTATCCAATGAAACTTATAAGCTGGGATATGATACCCAAACTTATAGAAGAGGGAAAAGATTACAGAAACTTATGTCATCCTTATGTTTTAAACTTTGCAAACAAAGGTGAGATAAATATACAAAAGGGCTTTGCAGAAGTTTTAGATGCAGCCACAGGTTTTATGTTAATAAAGAGAGAGTGTCTCCTTAAAATGAAAGAGGCATATCCCGACTTAAAATATAAAACAGACCAGATAATTAACAATAAAGAATTTGATTCAGAGAATACATACTTATTCTTTGACACGATGAAAGATGATGACGGAAGATACTTATCAGAAGACTACGCATTCTCAAGAAGATGGCAAAAAATTGGAGGAAAAATCTATGCAGACATCGGCTCCAAAATCACCCACTTCGGCTCCTACCGATATTCAGGAGAACTCTGGAAGCACTTCAACTTCCCCAAAAGTTAAAAACGTAGTCGTTCCCGTAACGGGATTAAACTTTAAAATCACGAAAGGTTAACAATGGCAGACGCAGTAGCAAAACCTGTAAAAACGGCAGTAGTTAGAAATCCTGTGAAGGGATACATCAGAAAAGTCACTCCAGAGGAGATGGTTAAGTATGAAGAACGAGAAGAAAGATTAAAAAAAGAAGGTAAAAAATAATGGCAGATGATGCAACTGTAAATATTACGGCAACAATATTACCAGATGAAATAGCAAAAACGATTACGGGCACTGTAACTATTAGCCCAGCGGATGCTAATGACAAATGGTATTACAAGTTGACTAGTGTTTCTAACTCTAGCACTGACTTAATTGCTGGATACTTTACAGATTACACAGCTGTCGATGACGACACCGCACCCACAGCAGTGGCAACAGCAGATAAGGTAAACTTTCTATTTATAAAAAACACAGACACATCCAACGATATTTACATTGTATTGGATGGTGGCACAGCATCAACATCAGTAAGCGATGGTATAAAAATTGCAGCGGGTCACTCATGGTATGGTAACCTACCAAACACAACAGTGGCAGATATACACGCAATATCATCTACCTCTACTGTTACCTGTATTGTTTGTGCTTTATTGGATGACGTGGCATAGGAGATTATTATGGCAACAATGACATTTTCATCACTAACTCAAGATATTAAAGATTGGATGGAGAATGATGGCTCAGAGTTTTCTAACGAAACAGCAAACTTTATTTCTCTAGCAGAACAGAGAATATCAAGAGATGTAGACCCTTATGCATTTCACGAGGCAGCAAACTCTAGCTTTAATGTTGGAGATAGATTTGTTAGTAAACCAACAGATGCTAAAATAATTTTTCATTTTTTGTTAATTAACTCAAGTGGAGAGAGGGTTTTCTTAGAAGAGAGAACGGATGAATTTATTTATGATTACTGGAAAAACTCATCAATTACAGGGACACCAAAGTATTGGGCAAACTATACAGATACAGCTATTTTAGTTGCACCAACACCGAGTGCTGCTTTAAATATTGAGATGACTTACTCCAGAAGATTGGCAGAGTTATCCAGCACGAATACAACAAACTGGCTGACTGAGAATGCACAAGATTTATTACTCTATGCTTGCTTAATGGAGGCTTCAACCTTTACAAAAAACAGAGAAGACTATGCTATCTATACACAGAGATATCAAGTTGCGGTTGAGTCTGTTAACAACCAAGCTAGAAGAAGAAGAAGAGATGACTTTACATCCCCCGCTAATGTGATGGGAGAAAATTATATACAACCAAATCAAACATAGGAGATAAAACAATATGGCAATTACACAAACATTGACTAATGTATTTAGGCAAGATTGCTTAGACGGAGCACATAATTTAGGAAATGGTGGAGATACAATCAAGATTGCACTATACACATCTAGTGCATCACTCGATGAAGACACCACCGCATACACAACATCAAACGAAGTTTCTGGAACTGGCTATACAGCAGGGGGAGCAACTCTCTCTAG